TGATACCAGCGTAAAGGTGCAGCAAGCTGCGGTGTGGGAGATGATGCCCAAGGAGTTCAAGAAGAAGACTAAGAGTGTTGAGGGCTACATAAACTACTCAATGCAGAATGGGTTCACTGGTAGCAGCTTCATCTTTCCTGATACTAGGACTAGGGTAGATTTCAAAACCTACACCCAGTTTTCCAATAACCAAACAATCTTGGAGGGTTTTGAGTTCGGGTTTAGGTCTGGAAGCAGGTTGAACATAGGAACTTGGTTAGATGAATATCTTGGTGATGACGCATTGATAAACACTTTACGTTTTAGGTTAGCTACTAGGAACTCCAAGATGTTAATAGCTTTCACTCCCATCAATGGATATACCCCATTTATAGCGGAATATCTGAAGGGCTCCCAAACTTTGAGGACAAGAAGGGCTGAGTTGTTGAACAAGGAGTTGCCTGTACAGCAGTATAGCCCCCAAAGGGATGCCTCCGTAGTCTACCTACATTCTGATGAAAACCCTTTTGGCGGTTATGATCGTATAGCCAAGGATTTGCGGGACCGGCCACAAGAAGAAATATTGGTCCGTGCTTATGGTGTTCCTGTCAAAAGCGTAACATCGCTGCTTCCTCTTTTTAACACTGAGGTAAATGTTCTTGGTAAAGAGCCCAATAAGTATGGAATGTCTTTTCCTGACATATCTGACAAGAATAGGTTTACCTGTTACCAAGTGGTTGACCCTGCTGGGGCTCGTAACTTCACTGCCATCTGGGCTGCGGTAGACAAGAATGGTTATGTTTACATACGCAGAGAATGGCCTGACCGAGACACTTATGGGGAATGGGCTATGTTTGGAGATCCAAAGTGGAAGCTTGGACCTGCAACTAAAAAGCTAGGGTTAAATGTGGAAGGGTATGCTGAGTTGTTCCAAGAGATTGAGGAAGATCTTGGTATAGATGTTTTTGAACGCATCGGTGACTCCCGGTATTTTGCTAGGGAGAATGACAATAATGAAGATTTGTTTATGTTGTTTGATGAATATGGGATGTTGTTTCACCCATCTGATGGGCGTATGGAGGAGCTTGGCATCAGTGCAGTTGACGAGTGGTTTACATATAATCCCAATGAGCCAATAGATGCTATTAATAGACCTATGTGTTACATACATAGAGAGTGTGGAAATTTGATTGACAGTTTGTTAAACTACAATTCACAAGGTAAAGCTGATGAGGCACTTAAGGATTTCTTTGACTTAATACGCTATTTACGAATGGCCAATGGAGGAGAGGGACCGGACCATATGGAAAACAGAAGCTTGTTAGCAACAAGCAGATCAAGGGGAGGGTATTGATGCCAAAGGTTAGGATTGGGTTGTTGGCTGATGAACTTGGGGCTGAAGTAGATGAGTTAATCACTTTGGCAAAATCAAAGCTTTGTGCGTCGATGATGACAGGCCGTGGAGGCAAAGCCTTATGGATCAATGAAGATGGCCAAGAAATATTAAGAAGAGCTGTCGATATTCCAGAAATAGTGCCGAAACATTATAGGGGATACGTTCTGAAACCTGCTGCAAACCCAAGATATGTATATGCTTACATAAAAGAGATTGAATCACGAGTTCCGGTTTGTGTGCCAAGAAAATTAAAAAAAGTCTTAGTTGGTAAAAATGTAGGCATAGAAGCTATTGAAGATGCAACCGGAGTGTCATACAGATATATCAAATGACATTACACTAGACCGCAAGTGGGTGGGTGAGCAAATTGATCGCTTTATCGCTTGGGAGATATTTTGTTCAATAGCTGACTATAAAAACCGCTACCCCCTCAAAAACAAAGATTTGTGTGATAGGATAGGAGTGAACCAACAATTCTGTCATCACATTCTGTACAACGTTAAAAACAAATTAAATGCAAAGCGATTCAATTTCTGAGTCACTAACCTACGTTAGTGACGATCCCGACATCACATCCTTACGCTACGCTTACGATCAATCAATAACTGAACTTGAGGCATATTTTGATTTATGCAGAAGTAGTTACGATGATCGCCGTAACTGGTGGCCCGGCAAGAGCAGGGATTTACGCAAGCACGGAGCAGACGCTTTCCCTTGGGAAGGAGCTTCGGACATGGAAAGCCATGTCATAGATGAACGCATAACCAGATTGGTTTCTTTGTTTTTGTCTGCCATGAACAGGGCAAATATTAGGGCGTTCCCCGTAGAAGTTAGCGACGTTGCCAGAAGCAAAGTGGTTACAAATTTTTTGAAATGGATGATCAAGAGTGGTTACATTCCTCGCTTCAAAGAAGAGATGGAACTAGGAGCCAACTACATGTTGGAGCGTGGCATTCTTATTACCTATGTTGGTTGGCACATGGAGGACAGATCGTTTCTTCAGCGTTTGAGTTTGCAACAAATAGCTTCCATTGATCCAGCTTTAGCGGAATTAATATCAGAGGGTGAAGCTGATGATGATGTTATAGCAATGCTTCAAAACAGTTTTCAGGGAGTTACTGAAGCAAGAGCTAAGAAAGCCCTAAAGGATTTGCAAGAAACTGGCAGTGCTGAGTTGCCAATAGTTAGACGACAAGTAAATGCACCAGAAGTAAAAACATTAGCCCCAGATGGAGATTTTATCTTTCCTCCATATGTCACAGATCCACAACGTGCTCCATATTGTTTCTGGAAAACGTATTACACTCCGCAGGAGTTGCAAAACAAAATTATTACAGACGGGTGGGATGAAAATTTTGTAGAACACGTTATTGATCGTTACAGAGGAGTAAACATAGATTCTATTGAGCGTGAGCAAGAGGGAAGGCGTTCTTTGAGCCTTACAGACAATGCTTATGAAGCTGAAGAACTAATAGAAATTGTTTACGGTTACCAAAGACTCATAGACAAAGAAGATGGCTCCGAGGGCATATACTGTACGGTGTTCCATCGCGAGTTCAGTGGGATGCCGGGTATACCGGGTTATGCAAAATTTGAGTTGTTGAATGGGTATGAAGAATATCCTGTAGTCGTAACTAAGCTATCTGAAGATAGCAAAAGGCTTTACGACACAATGACGGTTCCCGATTTATTGCGTGGAATACAGAACCAAGTAAAGGTTGAGCGTGATAGCCGTATTGATAGGAACAGTCTTTCTACTGTGCCACCAATAATGCACCCAGTGGGACAAGCCCCTACAGATTGGGGTCCTGGTCGTATGATACCATATCGACGCAAAGGAGACTTTGAATTTGGTCCTACACCTGTCTACAACCAAGGATCGGTTGAAATGGAGAAAACCCAAGAGGCTCAGGCGGACAGGCTTGTTGGTTTAGATCGTGAGGGTCCGGTTAGTCAGATAAGACAACAGTTCTTGGTAGACAAATTTTTAACACATTGCTCAAGCGTAATAGCGATGTGCTACAAGTGCTTTCAGCGTTTTGGTCCAGACAGTATTTTCTTCCAAGTTACTGGTGTTCCAGATCCCCAGATGTTTAGCAAGGGCAATCCAGATGAAAGCTTTGACATAACAATCTCCTATGATGTTCAAAACACTGATCCCGAAAAGCAAGAGAACAAACTAAACTCAATGATTTCTTTGCTTCAGTTGGATCGCAACGGAAGAATAAACGTAGATAATTTAGTAACGCTAATTGCTGGGAGCGTAGATCCGGTCTTAGCTGATAGCGTTCTTCAACCAGCAGAAGCTGCCCAGCAGCAAATGCTTAAAGATATTACAGATGACTTATCAAAAATTTATGCAGGCATTGAAATGCCAGCACGTCCTAACGGTGCTCAAACTGCTATGCAAATTATTCAGCAGTACACTCAACAGCCGGATATTGCCCAACGTATGCAAACTGACCAAGCGTTTTCAGCTCGTTTGCAAAAGTATATGGGACAATATCAGTTCTCTATGCAGCAAGCTGAGAATGCCCAAATAGGTAGAATTGGTACAGCACCTGCCCAGATGGGTGGAGTTCAAACCCAAAACATGGCTCAGTGAGTTTAGAAAAAGACATACAGTCACTACACAACCACGAGTCTTTTGCTCGTTTCATAAATGTAATATCAGCTTTGCGTGAGGAGTGCATAGGAGATATGCACGAGGCTCCAACAGAGCAGCTTCAGCAAATATCTGGTAGGATAATAACCTATGATCAGATTTTGCAAATGGTTGATTCAAAAAAACTAGAAAAAAGACACAAAGATTTTTTGTAAGCTGTG